GCTCTTTGAGCGCGGCGGCTTCGTCCTTCGTATTGTAGGCTCCGACCACCAGCAGCTTGTGCCGGCCGAGGTTGCCCAAAAGGGCCATGTGCCCGGCCAGCTTGGTGGCGAGCTTGAGGTCGACTTGAGAGACGGGCAGGACGAGAAGCATGGTTATGCGGTTATTACTTTAACACAGTGTCGAGCAAATCCCAATTATCAGGCTGACGATGAAGCCGCGGCGAATAGCAAATCTTCTTCCTTTTCTTAATCTCGTCAAATCGCCAGAGGACGAACTGCTTCAAGTCGGGAAGCCAGGCGGCGAGGATCTGGAAGTCGCCGCGAGCATAAGCCTTCTTGGTTTTCTTGCCGCGGCTCGTCATCACTCCGTAGTTATTGCGGTGCGGGTTAAAGGTCGCGGTTTTTACCTGAACACTGATGGGTCGTTTCGGGGGACGGAGAATGACGAGATCGGCGGCATGGGCATGACCGAGCGGCACGTAGACTTTCCAGCCACGCCCATCGGCTTCATAAATAAACCTTACCTCGGCCGAGGTGCCTTTTTCACAGTCAGTCATGCAGCAACGGCGTGGACTAAAGGTGCCACCTTGCCGAAGATTTCAAAGGTCGAGTTGCGCCGGACGAGATGCGGAATGCGGGCGGCGTTCTGCCGGTCGACCTCGACGGCGGCATCTGTCTCGGTGAAAAAGCGGTCGGTCTTGTAGAGGTGACGGGTCGCGAGGCGGTGGCTCTTGAAGGAGCCGCGTTCACCGCTATGACGGGAGATCACTTGCCATCCGCCGGGAGGGAGCGCGTTGCGGTCGACATCCGGCGGCGGACTGAAGGGCGGGATCTCGAAGTGGGATATCCCACCGTCATAACAATAGGTGCCGTCCTTGCGCGGGTAGAGACAGTCCGGCGTCCAAAGGCATGTCTCTTGGATGAAGGGCACTCCAAGTCCAATAGCCAAGCCCATCGGGCTCGACTGGTTGCCGATAAAGAGATCCGCGCCCGCGATCAGCTTGGCCAGTTCGAGGTAGTCGTTGGTGATCGCATACTCGGCATGGACCTTGGTCACCCGACGCAGTTCCTCGACTTCGTGCGGCATCCCGACAAAGAGCATCTTCGTGCCGAGGGCTTCACCGATAAGATCCCACCGGAAGTAAGGGTTGTGGTAGCGCGGGCTGCGGTGACAGACGACCCGCCCCCGTGCCCGCGCCGAGGGGGAAACTTTCAGCCAAGGATCGGGCACCGCGTTGGCATTGACCCAATCACTTTGCAGTTCCATCAGGCTGACCCCGTAGATCAGCCCACCATTACGAAACGTGGAAAAGTTGACGCAGTGCTCGTTGGCCGGCGCATCCCCGTGGATCACCTTGCCGACATAGTCCTGGGCTTCGAGGAGTGGACGCAACACCGCCGCCCTGGCTTCCGTCATCTTCGCCGTCCAAGGCCGCGAGTTGAGATAAAGATCCCCGCGCCCAAGTTCCCTCATCGAGGGCAGCGCGTAGAGGACATCGCCCAAGTCTCCGGAGTGGAAATAATTCACGCTGTCAGAGTGCTTCGATCTCTGGGAACAGACGCCATGAAGTTTAGCATGTTAAGGATGCTTTTTCTTCCTTTGGACATCTCAAGTAGATCATTGATATTGTCGTTATTGCCGTCGTAGTCCTGTAAAAACCCCTCCAAATCCTGCTCCGTAATGGTCTTGTCCGGCTGAAAACCAGCTTGCTGACGAAGCACCATTATCCGCGCATGGACTTCATCTGGATTAGCAAAGTAATCAAACTTGTCCTTATAGACGCCTTTCTGCTGGTCTTTGGGTTTAATTTCGTTGGCGACAATGTCTTTATGTATGGTCCTCATAAAGCCGCCTCCGAGTCCTGCTTGATTCACATGATGCGTCAACTCATGGAGTGGCACGGAACTGTCCGCGTTAGGAGTCATCAGAAGACGGCCTTCATCCCGTAGGTATTGCCCCGTTATTCTTGGATCGCCGTCGATCTCCTTCTGAATTTCTACTTTTGGTGGCTTCTGTAAGTTTTCTTCTATATACGGCGCGTCTTTATCCAGTCCCTCTTGGATGTGTGGATCTGTTATTTTGCGGCGGTCATACCAGTCGTCCAAAAATGACTGCGCTGCGTTAATCTCTGGGCCTAAATTGCTCATTATAGACTTCACAAAGTCCGGATTCTCCCGCTCGTCTAAAATCGCATTGATCCGGTCCGCTTCGGCTTTCTGCTCCGGCGTAACACCTGAAACTTTATCGACCCCGATCCGCGAGATGATCGACCTCTTGAACGCAATATCATCTTCCGCGTAAGCCTTGCTCGCCGCGTCTTTGCCAAACTCTTTTTTGCGCCACTCCTGCTGCTCTTCGGAAAGCTCAAACTCAGGCGCGTATCCGGTCTCGTCCATCAAATGCATGGCCGCTTCAATCTTGAGAAGACCCTGCATCTTGTTCGGATCGGCCATGTGACGGTTGAACGGATTGGCCACGATTACCCGAGGCTCTTTCACGTCGGTTCCGTTCAACCCACCGCCCCATGCCATACCGGCGACTTTTGGGTTCTTGCGAAAATAATCCGTCAGCCCGAGTTCATCGGCTGTCTTGACCGGATACCCGTATGAAGTTCCCAGCGGCATCACGACCAATCGCGTGGTTCGTCAGGCTCCAAGAAATCTTTCTCGTCCTCTTGGAACATGGTGTCTTCCTTGGACAACACCTCAGTCACCGCATCGACCGCTTGGAGCCAATCCGGCGCAGTCAGCGAAATCATCCGCAGCGGTGGCGCATTCTTGCGAAGCTCTTCAACTGTGACGCGATACGACATTGTTATGCTGTTATGATACCGCTTCAAAAAGACTGGAGCAACTGACCCGACCTCCGCGGGGCATACTTCGAAGTCATCGTCGACTTCCAACTGCTCATCCCGCGGCGACTCCCACCAGTCTCTTGCGGAGGACGTAGCCCGAACCGTTCACGGACAACATCGAGCATGACGAACGCAGCATCCGCCACGTCAGGGCTCCGGCCGATCCTAGCTTTCATGTCGGTCTTACTCTCGACGACGACCTTCATCGATCCGGATTTGCGCGTGTCGTAGTTCCGGCTGGTCATCTCCCGAGCAAGATCCGGACCGATCCCTCTTAGTTGATTATTCTGCAAAAACTCCTTCGCGCCGAACCAAAGCTCGGTCACGCGGTTGACGTATTTATCTTGGGCAGCGGTCGCATCGTAAGCCGAGAGCGAGCGCCCCGAGGGAGCCCCGCCGAAGTGGACCCGGAGGAACTCATTCGATCCGCAGACCGTGGCCAGGGCATCGCAGAACGGGACACCGCCGCCCGTCACGTCGACCCCGATGTTTCGCCACGGCACCCCAGCTTTGACCACGATGTCTTTGATCTTCTTGGCAATCTGGAAGGTTCGCGGCTCGGGGTTGCTCGCCTCTTCGTCGAGGTAGTGAAACTCGTCGAACGAAACCTGATCGACCCCATCTTTATTCTGGCCAAACGAGCCCAGATAAATCACACACCTATCCCCGCCGCTCACAAAGGAGGGGTCGATGCCGACAATTCGTTCGACGCGGCCCCTCCACATGGGCTTCTGATCGGCTTGGAAGCGAATGATTTCGGCCTCGCTGTAGATGGCTTTGCTGACCGCCTGCGGTGGCCAGAACCCCCGATAGTCACGCCAGAAGATCGGGTTGTCCTCACCGAGTCGTTCACGCGCCTCATCGATCTTCTCCCATTTTTGGATTGGCCATTTGTTTTCGCCGGCCAAGTAGTTCGGATTCTTGAGGGCATCGAGGTGCAGACAGACCCCACCCAGCTTCGTCTCCCACTTCTCATCATTGACCGTGATGCTCCCCCACCCGTTCGTCGGCTCGACGAAGCGGCCGAAGGGATCGTAGTAGGAGACAGGGTTTGCCGCGGCACAAATGTGGAGAAACGGGTTGTTCGAAAGGTTGGACATCGCCGTGTCGAGGAAGGCATGACCCAACTCACTCAACTCGTCGGCCGCGACGATGACCCGCGGAGCCTTCATGCCTCGCATCTTACCCGTCACCTCGCTGGTCTTCTTGGCCTCGGCCGGAATCAAGTAAACCCCCGCCTGCTCCATCCTCTCCCCGTTCCGGATCGTGTAGATCGCCGGAGTCGGAGTATCGGCGAGCTTCCCCGGAGCCACGGGCTTGATGCACGGCCAGTAACGCTGGATGGCTCCCCAGACCCGTTTCTTCGCGTCACGGATGCTCGTGGAGGTGACGAGCGAAAGGGTGTGGAACGGCGCGGCCATCCAATTCAGGAGAGCCCAAATCGCCATGAATTCCGACTTGCCGGACGAACCGCA